AGTACAGATAAAATGCCAGTGGCACTCATTTTTAATTTGGTGCCAGCTTGAGTGGTAAGGTATGTTTTAATACCAGTATGATTCAATTCTTGAGGGCCTGTATTGCCCATAAACACAGCAGCTTCGGCAATTTTGTTGCCATGAGTCTCTACTGGAATAAATACACTGGTTACTCCTCTAGGAGTTTCATAATCAGCTTTGATAACTAAAAATTTTTCATTACCATCATCAACTGATAATGTAGCTGGTCTCAAATTCCAAGCATCTAAAGTAGATGCTACAGAAGATAGTGCTTTATCAGCCAAAATTTGTGAATACATTTTAAGTGGAGCGTACTTATCAAAAGCACTATTTAATGCATTTGCTAGTACTTGGTCTCCAACTTCATAGGTATTTACCTTGACAGCCTCATCTCTTGGCATTAAAGTTGGCTCTGGAAGAGATTCAACTACGCCAAGTTCATCTTGGAATAATTGTGCAAATTTAGTATTGCGTGAATGAAGCTTATTGTATAGTACTTTAAGATCCGCTTTGCGAATAAACAAAGTATTATTATCAGACATTTTGCCAATAACTCTAGACATAGCGCCAATAGTTTGATCGCCTGGGTAAGCGTCAACAGCTTTAGCTAATTTTGCTGCTAAGATTGGAGTAGCAATTCTCTCATTGTTTTCTACTGTCTTGGCTAGAGAACCTACTAGTTGTTGTATTTTGTCGCGGCTCATTTATAGCACCTATTCTGTAATGTTAAACTAACTCAGGGTATTTACTTAATACCTCTTTTTTAGCTGATTCTGATAGCTCATTTAGTAATGCTTTTACCAATTTAGTATTAGAAGCTAGCTTAGCAGGCAAGTATTCTTCCACTTTTGAAAGTTCTAAATAAGGAATTCCTATTTGACTTGCACTAATTCTTACCAAAGGATCTCCTTTATAAGAGATTTGTAAATCACCAGCAGTTTTATTTACGGCAACATCCCATAACTTGGCAATTTTGACATCTTCATCTGGTTGATATAACGCGACAATGTATTCACCATCATCTGCGCTTTGTACTTGCCATAAATCAGCAGCTTTATCGCTGTCTTTGAATCTAACGATGTCAAATGCGACGGTCTCAAGATGTTCTTTTACATCACTTAGTTTATAAGCCTTCTTATAAATACTAGTGGCTAACTTCAAATAATCTATCGAATTTTTTGACATTACGTCTCCCGTTAAACAAATGCGTGTCTACCATAGATAAAGAAATATTGATACTATTAGGGACTTTATTTAGGTATAAGGTTATCCCCAAATGCCGATTTATTGGCAAAAAAAAGAGCCTACCTTATTTCTAAGATAGGCTCGTTTAAATATATTTAGATTAAATTACCACTTTTCTACACGGCACTCAGCCATCTTTTGAAGAATGTCCTTAATCTTATCATCATTTTCTATAATTTTTCTTATTTTTTTACGGGCCCCACCATATACTTTTTTACCATTTTTATAATCTACGTTTCCATTTAATGATTTAGTTATAGAACTCTGATTAACATTAAGCATTTTAGCTATTTCCATTTGAGTATAACCATCAGCATATAATCTAATTACTTCTCTTTGTCGTGGGGTTAGTAGTGTATCTACTACTCTCCAAAATTCTTTTTTGAGCTGGTCTTCAAGATCCATTAAAGACTCATCGTATTGATATGGATTAAGTCTAGCAGAAATGCTATCTTCATTACAGAAGGCTTCTAGCATATCGTTTGAACAAACGGTCTCTAATAAAACCCACTGATATTTATCGGAGCGATTAGATCTTTTATTAATCATATTGCCTCATTTAAAGTTTAATGTTATGTTTCAACAAGATATTTCTAATTGTAGTTTTACCACAATTAAACTTTCTAGACAATTCGCTTCTACTTACATTACCGAGCAAATACTTATTACATATTTCTATTTCTTGTTCAATAGAGAATATATTTTTACTATTACTGTGACCCGTATAGTTTGATTTTCTTATACTTATGTTATTTCTTTTTAAAAGGTCATCTATTGTAGTTCTACTACAGTTATAATTTTTACCTAAATTATAGGTAGATTTTTCTTCTTCAGTATATAATCTACATATTTCTTTTTTAATTTCTTCTGAAAATCTTCTTCTATCTGTCTGAGGCTTGCCAGCCAAAGATTTCGACATTTTTGCTTTCCAATCTTCAGAAAACTTCTTACCGCCATTAGTATTTCCGCCATCTCCGCCTGGCGTATCATTATATCCGTGCTGTGATTTATATGTATCGAAATAAGCAATCCAGCCTATTTGTAATCTTCGCTCTGTAGAGCCAATATACATTTTATCATTTATCTTATTTACCACCACATAAACTTGATACATTATACCCCATTAAACACGACTCAGAACCAAATAATAATATATCAATGGTAAGGAGTTGAAAATTTATTTTAAAAGTTCAACCTTTAATCACAAACGATATTGACTCGTCATTACTCTTAGTGAGGTATTCATCAATATCTTTATAGCTGTCTGGTAGGAAAAAATTCTGAATATTCGCAAACTTGCCGAATCTGTTAATTATTGCTTTCCTCCCCTTTTCACCGGCATTATCATTATCCAATAATAAGAATATGTTATCAGTGTATCTGCTAATGACAGAAAATTGATAGTTACTCATATTAGATGTTCCTAAAGCTACAATATTTTTAAAACCCTTTTCTACAGCCTTAATTACATCAAATTGACCTTCTACCACATAAACACAATTTTTATCTATAATGTCTTGTTTATTTTCATATAATCCAAAAAGTAGATTTCCTTTTTTAAAAGAAGATGTTTCTTGTGTATTTTTATATTTAACAGCTTTATATTGGCCCGTTTTACCCAATTCTTCATTTAAAGCTGTTAAATCATCACCACTCAATAGTGTTCTGCCAACTATAGCTACATTTTTACCATATGTATTTTTAAATGGCATTACTAAAGGATTATGTTCAAAATAGTTAATTGATAAACTATGATAACCTAAAGAATCTTCTATATTTTTGTGCCATAAAAGTTTTTCTCTTATTAAGGTATCTTCTCCAACCATGTCAATCAAAACATTAATGTTTTTTGCATCAGGGAAATATCCAAAATTAAAAAACTCTTGACTTTTCCTATCCAATCTAGAATCTAAATAATCTCTACATTCTTGGGCTCCAGGAAAATTATTAAGCAAATAAGTGCAAGATTCTATAATTTTATCTAACATAAAGATGGACTTTCTTTAAACGTCTTTATCTGTGGTTCTCAACTTATCTTTAAGCATATTTTTGAAAATAGGGCTCAAATTATTAAGTGGTTTGCCACATACACCGCACACTATATCGTCCTGCACTAGTTTGGGCCGTTCTTCTTTACCACAAATTGCGCACTTAACCGCAAAAGGCTTAGCTTGACGCTGCTTGAATTGCTTCATACTCTTCATCTGAGACTTAACAAATTGAGTAATATTTGTTAATTCTCCATCACAAGAGGAGCAGTAAACTTTATTATCTTGTGGATCTAAATATGGTTCTTGAATTTTACCACAACCTTTATTAGTGCAAAAAGTAGAAAATGGCATTAATTATCCTTATTAGTTAATATGTTAACTAAATTGCTAACATCTTCTGGATATTGTATATCTAAAATAACCATATGATTTCCCACACGGTTAACTCCTAGATGTGAAATTATAATCTCATCTTTATTTCTAGACTTAGGAAGTATATCCACTGACTTATCACCTACAATAGTTTTAACTGTTTTTTTGCACCCAGTTAAAGCTTCTAATAGAGAAATGGATAAATCAGAAACTACATTATTACCTTCTAATCTTAAACCGGGTTCTGAAATCACCCGTATGCGTAGATGTACGTCTGTGTGCTGATCTATTGGGCCCCAGGATCCTACAAAATTTCCAACGCCACCTAAACGAAGTATATTATCATCTTGTACGCCACCAGGAACTGAAACACTCATGGATACTTCAGATTGAACTGCGCCTTCACCATTACATGTTGAACATGATTTGATTTCTACTTTACCAAAACATTTATCGCAAGTTTGAACAAAAATCATATTTGCATTACGATTAGTAATTTGTCCCTTACCACCGCATTTATCACAGCCATTGTTTATGGCAAATTCACCTTGGCCATTACAATCTTTACATTTTGTTTTACGGTTAAACTTTATTTCTTTCTTACAACCTAATACAGATTCTGCAAAAGATACTGTGGCAGATAGTGATATATTTTCAGCCTCATAAACTATTTGCTGTCCAAATGGATTATATACATGCTGAGAAACTCTATCTTCTCGGTCAGATCCTTTACCAGATGATACTACTTGATAGGCTTCATTTATTTTTTTGAATTTTTCTTCGGCACCAGATTCTTTGTTAATATCTGGATGCCACTTTTTCGTAAGTTCGCGATACTTTTTCTTAGCCTCCTCCGGTGTAGAGGTTGCTGGTATTTCTAAGATTGAGTAGGCTTCCTTCAAATTCATTTTTTCTTACCTTTAGGCTTTACTTTCCCGGTCAAAATAAAAGCATAATATAAAGCGACAGCAACACCATCAGCTTTGTCATAACTTTCCACTTTTATTTTTCCCTTTTTATTCAACTCATAAGGGAATGTAATTCCTAAATGTTTGGCGACAAGCTCCGGCATATCTTCTTTTTTTGGAAAAATTTTATCAAATTTCAACCCGTGCCTAATACTCATAACACTGAAAAGCTCAGGAACTTTATTTAGATAATCATGAGCGCATAACCCAATCATTCTATTAAAAGTAGTAAGCATAATAATTGTCTTAGCAGTACTTTTACCTTGCATAAATTGAATAATATCTTCAATGCCAATATAATCTGGTTTAACCTTATTTATTATATCTTGAATTTTATTTCTTGTATCTACTATTCTTTCTATAATAGACCCAGTTTTAACCGGCTTTAAATAATTAGAAGATACATATTTTATATTGTTATTGTCATCTATTTCTAAAACGCAATACCCAATTGTGGTGCTCGAAACGTCAATGCCTAATACTCGTTTAATCATATTAGGTAATATAACGAAAGAAATAGAAAAAGACCCAAGAGTTAACCTAGGTCTTCTTTATCTGCCTAAAACTTATTTAGGCTTGAGTGTCGCCGTTATAGGCAGGGAATGCTTCTCCAACATCCTCATCATCAGTCATGCTAACTGCTGGAGCAGCAGCTTTTGGTGCAGCTTTAGCAGCTTTGCTTGTGGTGGCTGCAACTGGGGCAGCGCTGTCAGTAGTTACACCATTAATCTTGTCCAATCTCTTTTGAACAACATCAGCAGTTGGAGG